GGCGAGCGTTAACGATCTAACTGATGTACTCGGCTCTCCCGAAGCCAAGCAAGCATTTGCGGACTTCGTAGGCTGGCTCGCGGAGATTTCCAAGTCGCTGGTGACGATGGCTTCGGACTTCGCAGAGGGGATGAGGGCGGCCGGAGGATTTGTCGATGCGCTGATCACCTACGGCACGATCAATCCCTTCAACTCTCACGCAGAGAACGCTGAGAAGTATCGCAAACAACTGGTCGAACTCGAGGAATTCCAGCGCAAGGTTCTAGCTGGCGAAGAGAACGCGGCTGGCATCGATGTCGCTGCCAAGATCCAGATGGTTCGCAACCAACTGGCGTTTTCGGAGCGTAAGGCCAACGCCCAAGAGCGTGATGTGCTGGGCGCCTATCTTGGTGTAGGGGAGACAGGCTCAGATGCACCGACCTTGGCTCCCATTAGGGTCGCCGCATCTTCAGGCGGAAGGGCCGCGGGCGGCGGGAAGGAAAGACTGGACCAGGGCCAGAAGCTCATCGACCAGATGAACCAGCGGATTGCGCTCATAGGGAAGGAAACGGAATACGAGAAACTTCTTGAACAGGTGCGGATCGGCTCCGTCACGTTCAAGACGCAAGCGCAGCAGGATGAAGCACTTGCGTCTGCCCAGACTTTGGATTTCATCAACGAGCAGACGAAGGCCTACGAAGAGTCAAAGAAGCAGGCGGAAGACTTTGCCAAGCTGATGGACGATCTCTACCCGGAGAGGTCTAGGGCCGAGCAGTTCATTGAGCAAATGGGGAGGCTGTCCTACGCATTCCAGGAAGGGTGGATCAACGCCGAACAGATGAAGGACGCGACCGAAGCCCTTACTCGTAAGTTCGAAGAGACCACTGGAGACATGGGTGAGTTTGCCAAAGAGGCGGCTCGAGGTATTCAGAACTCCCTAGGTGATGGCCTCTATCAAGTCATGCAAGGGGACTTCAAGAATATCGGTAGCTCCTTTCTGCAGATGCTGCAAAAAATGTCGGCTGATGCGTTGGCAGCCCAGCTAGCAAAGAAGATGTTTGGCGACTACGACAAGAGCGGCTCCATGGGGGGCTGGTTTGGGGCGATCTTCAAGGGGGTCTCAAGTTACTTCGGAGGGTCGACAATCGGTGGAACCGATAGCACCGTGCCTGGCAGTTATGAAGAATTCATGGGTGGCTATGCACTTGGAGGCTATACCGGCCCGGGCGGCAAATATGACGTTGCCGGAATCGTTCATCGCGGCGAGTATGTACTGAATTCGGATGCAACAAAGCGCCTTGGCCGTGGCCTGTTAGATCGTTTGAATGGGTTCGCTGATGGCGGCTACGTCGGCTCAGACCGTGGCCCGGCTGGCTTAGGCATGGGCGGCATGAGCCTAAACATTGAGACGCGGGGTGTGGACATCGAAGTCGTCGAGGCTAGGCAAAACGAGATGTACCTAATCGCCCGCCAAGTCGTGGCTACGGACACGCCAGGTGTCATGCAGCGGGAGATTGCTAACCCCAGTAGCCGCTCCTCCCGTCAGCTATCCCGTAGCACGACCGCTGAGCGACGTAGGTAATCATGGCCGAATTTCAAAAGATGCCCTTCTGCCCAGCTCAAGCTGGCTACTCCGGCGATTTCGGCGATGCGACCTTGCGGGTTCAATTAGATGGTGGCGCGTCTCGCTACCGGGCGGGTGTTTCAGGAAACTCTGATGTCGTCGCGGCCACTTGGGTATTGAGGGCAGACGAGTATTCGGCGTTCATGGGGTTTGTGCGAAATCAGAAGCGAAGCGGCGGAATGCCATTTTTAATCGACCTGCCGCTTCAGTCCCATGAAATGATCGAGTACCAAGCCAGCTTTGTCCCGCGGAGCGTGCGGCTAGTATCCAAGAACGCTGCGATCTTCACAGTGGCGGCGTCGCTCGAAGTCTTCTCCAAACTTGAATTTGATGATGCTGACCTTGACTACTGGGCGTCGTTAGTCCTGATGCTTGCAGTGTACGGAAGCATCCCAGCAGCAAGGGAGATTTTGAATCTGCTTGCGAAGTTGGTGAACGAGGATTTGCCGAATGCCTGACCTTGCTGACGACTACATAGATTTCTTCTTTGGGGCACCCCAGAGCGCTGCGGAACTGCAAACTCTGGAGATCAGCCAACCCAGCTTTTCACAGATATGGCGCATCCAGTCTCACTACCGTGAAGGGTTCTGGGCACGACTGGAGACTGGAGAGCAAGTATTTTTCCAGTACGTTCCTATGCGCCTCAAACCTCTCGAGGAGCGGGCAAATCTGGACTTCGGTTTAACCGTGACGTTCGGTGATCTAGGGGAAATTCTGCCGGATGAGATAGAGCGGGCGAGGTCAGCAGGAACGCTAAAGACCAGCCCGCCGCTTGTTAAATTCCGTGCGTACCGAAGTGACAATTTGGAAGAGCCTATGTTCGGACCTGTCTCCTTACAGGCCAGACAGATTGTTAGATTGGAAGATGGCGCGAAATTCAACGCAAGGGCGCCTGAAGCTAATGCGAACAAAACGGGGAGCATCTACCGATCAGATGCGTTTCCGATGTTGCAGGGGTTTTTGTGAGTATTGACGAGTTCCTATATCGGGAATATGACCGGCGCACGTATAACTGCCTTCACTTCGCGGCAGAAGTTTGGATGAGCTTAACTGGCGACGACCGTCTTCTCAAAGTCGACGAACAGGACTTTAAGGCAGGGAAGATCGCCAATATGTTCAGAGGCATGACGCGCGTCGACGGTCCCACGGACTCGCCATCCATGGTCTTAATGGAAACCCTGGAGGGGGAGAACCACATAGGCGTCTGTTCGCAACGTCGACTGCTACACATAAACACCGGCGGCCCTCAGAACCTATGCTTGGATGCAGTGTCGGCACAGTTCAAACGCATGAGGTTCTATCAGTGATAGTCGTATATCTCTACAAACGTCCGGACGCAAACAAAGAGGTTCATCAGGTCAATGACCTCGTTCAGTTCCTGAAAGGGCAATTTGGACGCCACTTCCCCGCAGGCGGTAGGATAACTGACTGTGCTACTGGAAAATCGGTAACGCCGACTACCTACGAGGATGCGATTTCCTTGAAGGGCATGCCAGGTCCTTTCGTGGTGGAAGTCTTTCCTTTGGCGGCGTTGCCGCCTATCGTAGTCGCGCTAATTGTGACTACGGCCTCCATCATCCTTCAGTCCATATTCGCGCCGACACCTCCCAGCGCCACGGCTCGTAATGTCCAGCAAGAGTCTCCTAACAACGGGCTGTCTGAACGAACGAACAAGGTAAGAGTTAATGGCCGTGTGCCTGACATTTACGGCCAAGTCCGATCGACTCCCGACCTGCTAGCTCCTCCTTACAAGGTGTTTGAAAACCATGTGGAGAAAGAAGTCGCCTATATGTGTGTTGGGCGCGGTGCCTATCAGGTTCAGGACGTCCGCGATGATACGACTGTGATTTCGGAAATTGCCGGCGCGTCTGTTGAAGTTTACGCACCGTTCACATCCCCTAATAGCGGTTCGGCACCGCAGCTTCGTATCGGGAATGCAATCAATCTCCCTGTTATCACTGCTAAGCGTGTAAACAGTGTGAATGGTCAGGTCTTGCAGCCTCAGGACGTTGGCAGCGTCATTCGACGAGGCATGATATTTCGGTCACCGAATGAAATTGTGTCGCAAGACGCGAACATTGATTTCGCGGATCTTTTCATACCAGGCGACACCATTCAGGTTCAGAACGCGGTACAAACCCAGGGGACCTTTACCTACACACCTCCGGCAGGCGCTGTCTTCCGTACCGAGGGATCGTTGACCCCTTCTTGGGGCGAGGTTGATTTCGCCGGAAACCACGCCTCGGAATGGTCCGCCGGACAGATCTTAACCCTCTCTAATGGCTATGTGACGTGGACCGACACGACTGGTGGCGATGCAGACTTGCCTTACACCGCTAACAGCAACGTCACGGGTGTATATGGCGTGCTCAGTTCGACCTATATTTCCGGTAGCGACGTCACCCGTGTGCGCTTGGACGTGTCGCAAAGCTCATCGGCGTGGGGTGCCTTTCGCACCGCTCCTACCGATGTGGTAGGGACGCCCACATTGACTCGACCATCCGACATTGTGCAATTCGATCTTTCGGGCGCATATGTCGTAACCACCGTGACTTCTGGGCTGCTGACATTGAACAACCCCTCAGCCGTGAACGCCGGGTGGACGGTAATGCAAGACAGTTATGGAGGGCAGTCATCGGTTCTGAACCCCACGATCACTACCACTGGTGAACGCTGGGTTGGTTGGTTCACGGTGGAGTCCGTACGCCCAATCACTAGAATTATCTCCAACGTCGTCGCTCTGAATGGCCTGTACAAAGACAACGGGCGGCAGCAATATCGCCGCGATGTTACCTATAGGATTGAGGCCCAACGAGTTGATGGGGCAGGAAATCCCACTGGTTCGGTAGAGGTATTCGAACGCACAATTTCTGGGTCAGCGGTAACTCGGTCCACCCGGGCTGACACGCTCGACGCAATCTTGGGCGGAGCTAGTAGTAATCGCTGGAGGTTCCGAGCTAGACGTTTGACGAACTCCGACACTGGATTCGAAGGGTCGGTGGTGGACGAGATCAAGTGGCGCGACCTGTACGCCTGCAATTCTGTGGATCAGGCCCACTTTGGCGACGTCACCACGGTGCAGTCGGTGACGTTTGCCACTGACGGAGCGTTGGCGATCAGGGAGCGAAAGTTGAATTTGCTTGTGACGCGCAAGCTTCCGCAGCGGATCTCCGGATCAGCCTTCACGACCGAACTGTTCCCAACCACGAATGTGGCAGACATTCTTTCTGCGATTTGCCTGGACCCGCAGATCGGGAACCGGCCAGCAGCGGAGATCGACTTCGACAATTTCTACCAGACGCGCCAGGACATAGTTAGCTACTTCGGCGTTGACATTGCGCAATTCAACTACACCATTGACAGCGATAATCTGTCGTTCGAAGAGACGATCTCAATGATCGCCGAGGCCGTCTACTGCCGGGCCTATCGCCGCGGCAGTGTGATTCGTCTGTTCTTCGAGCGGCAGACCGACGATTCGGCCATCCTCTTCAACCATAGAAATAAGCTACCCGGCTCCGAGCAGCGCACTGAGGGTAGTGCTGCTGAGAACGACGGCATCGAGTACCAGTGGATCAACCCCGCCAATGATGCGGCAGAGACCATCTATCTGCCGGCGGACCGGTCCGCAGTCAACGCCAAGCGTATCGAATCAGTGGGCGTCCGATTGGAGGCACAAGCCAAGATCCACGCTTACAGAGAATGGAACAAGCTGCAATTTCAGGACCTGGTGACTGAATTCGATGCGCTGCCAGAAGCAAATCTTCTTACCGTGAGCGAACGCATACTTTGCGCTGACAACACTCGCGCTGGTAGTCAGGATGGCGAAATCATTGGCGTGGATTCTTCTAACCCGCTCTTGGTGACTTTGTCTCAGCCATTTGACTGGACTGTTGGCGGCCCGTTTCGGATCTTTCTTCAGAACAGTGACGGGATGGTGGAGTCGATGGCTGTCCTGTCCGGCGGCAGCTCACGGCTCGCATTGCTAAGCTCCCCGCCGCGAACGCCGATCATCCTCCGCGGTGAGGGCTACAACCCGACCGGGTACATCCTAGGTCAAGGATCAAGTCCACGACAGGCTCAACCGTTTCTCGTGACCGAGAAAGGGGTTCCGAACGACGACGGGACGATTCCGCTGACGGCGATCAATTACGACGCTAGGTACTACCAGAACGATCTGGACTTTCACCCCTAAAGAACAGCCTTAAACCACAGCCCCGCCACGTGCGGGGCTTTTTTATTGAGAGTCGCAAATGGCCGGATACATCACCAGGCAGGAACTGCTTGACGCGAGCGTTGACGCCGGGACGTTGGACGAATTCGCCAATGGCGAAAATGGCGTTCCCAACTACAACCGCGAGGGTGAAAACGTTGGGAATCTTCAAACACTTACCGCTAACGCGATGGCTGCAGCGGCAGCGGCAGCGGATTTGCGTACGTATCTTACCCGTGCTGCGATGAATGCCGACACGTCGAGGCCATTGGGCACGACTGCGCAGGTTGTCTCTGATCCAACTCCCGCTAACAATCAGTACTACGTCTGGGATGGATCTACCTGGCAGGTTTCACAGATTCAACCAGCCACGGCTAGCGCCGTCGCCTCAAATAGAGTCATCGCGGTCGGAAGCCGCTTTGTCTTGCACGGGGCCGCGACGTATCAGCGTTTCGACCGTGGCACATCGTGCTGGTACGTATCACATCCTGCGCTTACGGTATTTCGCGGGGCCGGACGTGGACAAGTCACGATCGCGGCGGCGCAGGAAGTCGAGATCGCTCTTAATCGTATGTATTACGTGGATGTGAACGGAGCGGCGTCAGGGGCTGTGCTGACCGCCACGGTGACGCCCGCCAACGCCGATAACGCTGCGACCTACGGCACGGGCGCATTCGTGGAGGATCTGAAACTTTGTCTCTTCTCCTACCGTTCCAACGGCCCGGGGGGATTGCTGTTCGATAGGAATCTGGATCAAACGTATAACTGGCCTGCTGTATCGGCAGTATGGTTCAAGACGTCAGGGGCTACCAACGTCGTCTACGATGCGGCTAGCCGTACGTTGTCGTGGGACGGTCCGATCGTTACTCCCATGATGCTTACTAGCCTACGCCGGTCATTGGTTATTCCAGCGTTCAGCATCGCTATCCCGGATGCCAACTATGAGGTTGTATGGCTGGATTTGCGAAACATCCCGTTGGATATCAACGCAGTCATTGATCCGGCGCAACTGATCAAGGTCGGCGCGTACGGGGAAGGTCTCGCGGTTGATACCGCGTACCGTGGCATGAGGCACCAACTGCCGTTGTTTGCGGTTGGCAATGGCGTTGCATACCCGATGCCCGGGTTCTTTATTAACCAGATCCAGGGAGTTGATTTCCCCGCTGATACGGCAGGCATTGAATCGGCTGTGACGTCGCTACAGCAGCAAGTGACCGCACTTGAAGAAGATGTCGATAACATCGTCGCGCCCGAGCAGTCGGAAGTGAGCAGATCACCCCTGTTTCTCGATTCGAACGGCGCCATCTACCGTTTTGGCGCGGCCGGTGAAACGCTGGTCTCGGATATTTCACCGAACTCCTACACGACAACGCCATACTGGCGGGGTTCGGCCGCGATCAGCGTGGCTGACATTCCAACACTGACGAGTTCCACGGCGGTCGCGGTCAGCGTGGATGGCAGGGTTATTCACCCCAGCCCCGAAGACTTGATCACGGGTATTGTCGGCCACGGGCAATCTAACGCACGTGGAACGCGCGGCAACCAAGGGCCGGCGATCCCGTTAGATCCTAAGTACGCGTCCACGATGTTGATGTTCGCGGGAGGCCCAACGATGGACGTTCGAATGGGTCTCATGGCCGATGATTTCGAAGTTCCGATCGATGCTTCGGCGCTGACTGGTTTTCAAACCCTACGCAGCGTTGATACGTCCGACAACGTTGGGACTACGATGCTCGAGGGCATGGCCGCCACAATCCACGCGAAGATTGATAGCGCGCTGGGTCTGAAGCCCACTTACCACTATTTTACGGCGGCGCGGGGCGGTACGAGCTTGGCGGGGATCAATCAGGGAACCGTGCCATATCAAAACCTGCTGATCGGCGTTCAACGTGCTCACGATATCGCGGCGTCCATGGGTAAACATTACTACGTGGCAGCTATTGCGTGGGTCCACGGTGAATCCGACACGGGTAACTCGAGCTACGCATCGCAATTTATGAGCACGTTCTACAACCCGGTGAACGCGGCCATCAAAGCCATCACTGGTCAGCTTAACGACGTTCAAGTGTTCGCGGTGCAGCCGTCTTCGTTTCAGACCTTCACGGGCGTTTTGCAGCTGCGAGCTATCGAAGACCTTACCCCGAACTATCACCTCGTGGCGCCCACGTTTTGCATGCCGTTCTCGGCTACCGACTATCTTCATCAAAACCGGCGCGGGCAATTCGGAAACGGCGAAAACCTGGGCTTGGCATATCTGGACGTATGTGCGGGTCTGCGCACGTGGGAACCGCTTGAACCGACCTCGATTGCGTTCAACGGGACCACCGGTGTGACGATAACGTTCAACGTCCCGGAGGGCGCCCTTACGCTCGACCCGACGGC